CGACTTCGATAGACCGCCGATCATGTGTACCAAGCCAAACCCGTAGAATCCCAGCCCCGGCAGATACTGGTAGTGAACGTAGTGATCCCGCTTCATCTTTTTGGGATCGTCTTCGTACCAGTTGCGCCGTATCGACAGAATTGTCCGTGATGACTTGTCAATGGTAACTACATATGGCAGAGCAATGCCTGTGGGCTTGCCCTTTTCTGTGTCCTCAAACCCTATCAGGTCGATGTCAACGTGCATCTCCAGCAGGGTGTGCCTGTGGTCAAACTCGTAATTATCCGAGTCTCCCGTCAGGCGATCATACTTCTGCTGTATTTCAGAAATGTCCGGTGTTGGTGCAGGCAAGTCTATGTCTGAATAAAACCCAGAAACTTGCAACTTCCTGATTTCATTGGAAGTTTTCTTCATTACATGGGTAGCGCGCTCGCACGTTGACAGGTCAGACGCGCCATAGCTGACCACAAAATCCTCTGCTGGCACAAACATGGCGCAGGGTCTGCCCATACTTGGGTCAAAGTAGACTTTGCGGAATGCGGAGCCTGCAATCGGCAGGGAGAACAACAGTTTCTCTGTTTCCGTCCTGTACTCAGTCATGCGCTGCGTAATCAGGTAGTTCAGGTAGTTCTGTACTCTGTGCGCCTGCTTGGTCTTTTCATCGTCTATCTTGCCGACAATAGAGGTCTTTACAGGCCCACTAGCAGGATATATCTCCTGTATGGTCTGAGCCTGGAAGCGAATAACTGCTTCAGACAGCATCGGGTGAAAGACGCCACAAGCGCCCTCCCACGGTGTAGACCTGTCCTCAAACTTCAACCCAAGAAGATCAAGACCACGAACATAGGAGTCTTCCCAATCCGCACGGCTCATGCGGTCAGCGTCAAACTGTCCGACAAGCTCGCTCGCAAGACTATCCAAGTCCCGCTCATCCATGTACTCCGCTAGGTTGGAGCCATGCTCAACACCCATGAGGGCAGGCATATTGGGATCGAAATCAATAATCATGCCCCCGTCTTCGTCCATCAAGCTGACAGACTCAGGGTTTTCGATAACGATCTCTAACTGTTCCTCGCCAGCCCCTTGAGGGCTGAAGGGTGTTGCTACGCGGTCAATAGCCACCTATCTGCCGCCGCCTCGCTTGCCGCCTTTGGTGTTCATCTTGTTATTGGTTCTGCCGCCGCCTCTCATGCCACCTTTGGTGTTCATCTTACTCTTCATGGTTTTGCCGCCAGTCTTCATGCCGGGCTTCTTTTTCTTAGCGCCACCTGCAACACCACCTTTGCTCATGGTTATGCCGCCCTTGAAGTAGCCTTTCGGCATCATCTTATCGGCTACCTTTGTCTTTCCGCCACCTGCCATTTTCCCTTTACCGTCTGCGGCAAAATGCGGCACCTCTTGGCCCTTGTCGTTCGTGACCATCTTCAGCTTGCCGCCGTTTGCCATGCCTTTGGGAACCTTCCGCATCATGCCGCCAGTCTTCCCGCCGCGTTGATAACCTTTAGGTTTCTTCATCTTCATCACCTGCGTATAAGTTGTCGAATACTCTGTTTACGTCCAGCGTGTAGTCCAAGTCCGACTTGGAGTAGTGAATGTGCTGTGACGGCCTGAAATCCGGTGCGCCTTCTCCCGTTGACCACCATGCTGGGTGTGTGACCCGTACACGGTTATTGGGTAGCGCCACGATATTGCCTGTCCACGGACCTGCATCCAGAAGTTCCATCACATGGCTCTGCTTGTGTTGAGCAGGGTCATCTGCGATCTCGTTGTCTGTATAGTCCACCGTGAACATATACTTTGCAGGGTAGAACTCCCCGTCTATCTTGGCGATCCAAGGACACGGCGTTGCTCTATCAAGGACATAAACGCTGTGCTCTCTGGACGAGCAGTCCCACGGCTGCGCCGCGTAGACCGGCATTGGTTCGGGCCACTCCTCAAAAGGGGTGTCTCCGACCAAAGCAGTGATGGGCATCCTTGCCCACATCGCGCCTCCGTGGATGTTTGGCTCGTCGTTGTCATAGGTTTCAGCACCAGTGAATATGATCTGGAAGCTGAGACACCGACAAGGCATCGTTGTTACTGCAATCGCCATAGCGTGTAGAAACTCGCCGTGGTATTTGCTGTGGTTGTGTGTGTACTCGCGTCTTACCCAGCACTTAAAGTGCGGAATGTTGCTTTGCAGGAATGCCATCTTCTCTGTAAAACCTCCGTTCCCACGCCTTATGCCGCTGGATCGGTACTTTGTAGTACGGCAAGAATCGCCCTATATAGATGCAAAACTTGTTCAACCAATGCAGAGGCAACGGTAGTGGCCTAAGATAATCCATAAACAAGACCACCCTGATGTTGTCCGTCAGGTTGATCGCAAAATGCTCGTAAGTATCGTCGAATATAACGACCTTGCCGGTCTTCCAGCGATACTCCTTGCCCAGCACAGACAGTACACATCCTTTCCCATCTGTGGGTATATCCACACCAAGGTGCATTCTCAGCACCCCAGACCACGGCCCCTCATGGGGTACAAGCATCTTGTTTGAGTCGAGGATGGAGAAGTAGGCCGAAACGATGTTCTTGTCGCTATCGACAACTGCCATCGTCTTGGGGAACATCTCGCAGTTCTTTTCAAAGCGCATATTGTTCGCCTTGAGAAAGAACATCCTCCACTTATCGTCATTCGATATATAAGTCTGCTCGGGACTTATATCTTGAAATAACGGAAAATCCTGCAACCGCTGCCTTACCTGATCGAACTCTCCGCGTATCACGAAGTAGTTTTCTTCCAGCTTGTGGGCAATCGGAAAGTCTTTGTTGTCGAAGTAGGCTGGGCCTCCCAGTTTAGAGAAGCGCCTGAACACAGGGCGCAATTTGCGCTCCAGGTTATCAACAAAGTCATGCCAGCGATTGATATCAGTAATAGTTTGCCACCCTCCCGTGGGGGTCAAAGTCATCTTCCTCGTCAGTGTGAAGCGATACAAAACCGCCCTGCCTGAAACGGAGAAGTGCTTGCGTTGAAGAGTCCACAAGGTCGTCATGCTCCCCAGCAGGGAATGCCGCAAATTCCTCTATGACTTCTTCAGCGAATCGTGTCTCTGGCGCCCATACGTTGCCAGAGGCAAACAAGTCAGCAACAGCGTTGACCCTTGCTA